TTCTTCTGTTAGTTACGACTAGCTTGAGTCGCATAAGTTATAGATTAAATCTATATATATAATATTTTGAATATTTTAATTACAGGTTTACAAAGGTATTTTTGTAGGGTTGCGTTATAAATTTATTATTGTTTTTGCATTGATTTTGTTATGTGGACATTATTATTTTGAGTCACTTTATATTTTGTTATTATTTTTGTAGTCGTGATATTATTTTGAGTTTGGTGTAAATTTTAAGTGAGTGATTATTGCGGTGTAATGGATGTTATAGTTAGTTCGCAGCCGAGAAAAACCTATTGGTAGTTCATTACATTAATATGAAAAGCACTTTTAATTTTTAGGTTTTAAGGTATAACTATATAATAGTTATGCCTGAAGCAGTTTTACCTGATTTAAAACACACTTCACCTCTACTGATAAATCGTATCGACCATAGTACAGATAGGGGCTACCATCGGATTTTATTGTCGCACAACTTGCATATTTACCTGAACACTAAATGATAAATTAGTGGTAACAGAGATATGACTTAGTTGCAAACGTGATGATAAGGTGCCTGTAGACTTGATATTTGCTTGCGGACAATTTTGAGATGCGTTAAGTAGATTTAATACATAATATGGATACGGCAAGGAGATTAAGTGAAACAAACAAATCAAAAACTAAAAATTATTTTATTTTTTATTCTAAGACCGGAGCTTTAAGGTCTATTTCTCGAAAGACTTTTAAGTCTCTAAAGAATTGCTCTTTTTTTAAAATATCTACAAATTATATAAAAGCTTGTGGAGCCGCTGAACGTAAACCAACACAATCTGTTTTGCAGACGTATTTTGCTGAAGGATTATTTGATAAAGTAGGCAACTGTTTTGAAGGTGTTAAAGTTATAATGGATTTTTTGTCCGTTATTGGTAGCACTAGTAAATTTGTTAAAGGATTTCCTTTAGCTTCAGTGGGAAAATGTGTCAGTTTAATGTTAAAATTATTATCAGTCATAAGAACTGGTAATTTTGATGTTATTAATGTTATGTCGATATTGGTGGATATATATTATTTAGTTGATGATAATTATAAAGCTCAGAGTATGGATGCTTTTTTAC